TTACACGATTACCCGCCCTTTTTCAACTCTGGCAGTAATGTTTCCAGAATAATCAAAGTCGACTTTTCCATTGCGGACAAACCATGCACCATACTGGTTTCCAGCAATACCTGTAAAACCAAAGTCTACCTTGCCGCCGGATAATTTCCACCAGCCGTACTCATTGGATTCCACGCTGTTGCAGTTGAAATCTACTTTTCCGTTTACGATACGCCACCAACCGTTTTCATTCTGGGCGATTCCGGTGTAGGTAAAGTCCACCTTTCCATCCCGGACAAACCACCAGCCGTTTTCATTTGGTGCCACGGTAGTCTTGTTTACGATCTGACCATTCTCATAATAATACCAGTTACCGTCAGCTGCAGCCTGATCTGCAACTCTTCCGATCACCTTGTTCATGTCTACCTCCTGCATAGGTTTGTTCATGATTGCATAAGCGATGGCTTTGGCGATAGTCTTATAGCCTACGCTCTGATATAAGTCGTAATCGTCCCGGTCATCCACAAAGCAAATTTCCAGTAAGAGCGCCGGTGCATTGGTTTTGTTCAGCACTTTGAGATTTTTACTGATCTTCGTGCCACGGTCTGTAAAGCCCAGGCCTCGCATGTTGGTACGGATCCGCTCTGCCAGCTCCGGTTTTCCTTTGTTCATCGCATTTACCCACACTTCGAAACCGCCGATGCGACCGTCTCCCGGATAGTCGTTCCGTCCGGAGTTTAAGTGGAAGGAAATGGAAAAACCTACGCTGTGCGCGTTGGTCTTTGCCACGATCTTATTTAAGACATCGTTCTGGCTGCTTCCGTTGTCTACAGTATCATTGTAGACGGTCCAGCCATAGCTGCGCATGATGTTGATCACTTCTTCCACGATAAGACGGTTCTCTTTTGACTCATCCAGTAAGCCTACTGCTCCGCAGGCGGTCTTTCCTGCCGGGTTGTGTCCGGCATGTACACTAATTGCTGTCATTACTCATTACCTTCTTTCTTTTCGATATACTGTTTGAACAGCTGATGCAATCCGGTGGATGCCAGACCACTGAATAATCCACTTAAAATAACGGATGACGAAATGATCCACCCGTTGATCCAGATGGCCAATAGCACTCCCAACAGTGCACACACTGTCGGAATGTATTTGTTATCCACGTCTTTTACCCATTTTTTGATCACATAGCCAACACACAGGCAAATCCCTACGATTACCGGAATCATGAAATCTGCTAAAAATCCTAAATCTGTCATTTTACTGTCCTTTCTTTTTAAAATGCAATTCTTCAATTTCCTGTTTCATTTTTGTCACCATTCCATTTCCACCTAATTTATGATATGCATCATACATCTCATTGAAATTCTCGTAAGCATAAGATGGGATTTCTCCAAGCCTCATATATTTATCATGATATTCAATCAGCTGTACACGCAGAAGCAGCATGGTTCCCTTGCTGTTTGCATCCCTGTCCCTTTTCTGCTTTTTCAGCAACCATAC